GCTCGGTCATGACCTCATCCATGCTCTGCCTTCTGATGTAGCCTTGAATGATGACCTCTGCTGCTCCTTCCATTGCCCAGCATAGGATGTAGATGTGAGCATCGAGCTTGTCATTCATGTTGAATACTAGCCTGCCTGTCTTATACTTGGTGGTCTTCACTTGGATATTATAGTCATCCATCATAAGGTCTATGCCTCCATCACCTTCTAGGCCGCAGCTCATGTCCATTGGAATTTTCAGTGCCTTACTTACCGCATACTCACCCATGACACCGAGCATATCAATTGTCTCCCGGTCATTGCCCCATTGCTTCTGTGGGCGATTAGGGTTAGCCTGATTCTTCAGGAAGTGTCTGCCATTGGCAAGTACCAGCAGCAGCCCCATTTCTCTTGATGTGAATGTTATCTTCAACGCTCATAAGGGATTACAAAATTATACTTAAATCATTGATATTTACATCATGAAAAAGGCATCAAAGGAGTCATCAATTAAGATTAGATTCGGTAAGCGCAGAGAGGGCCAACACCGTAAGAGCAGAAAGCCAAAGGGAGGCAATCAGAAGAAGTACAGAGGACAGGGCCGATAATGTAAAGTGATTACCTAATAAAGTGTAAAATGGCTGACAAGAAGTTTAAGACCAAGGTCAATGGCAAGACCGTTAAGTTCGGAGCAAAGGGCTACTCCATTGCTCCTGGCACAGCCAAGGGAGATTCTTACTGCGCTCGTTCAGCAGGAATTAAGAAGTGCGCAAAGCCGCCTTGTGCAAATGACCTAAGCCGAAAGGCTTGGGGATGCGTTGGCAAAAAGTCAGTAAAAAGTGCAGCCAAAAAATTCACTCGCATTAAGTAACTTTACTTCGTGATCAAGCCACTCAAGCACTTTAAGATTACAGAGTTTGACTCGCCTGATGCTCCTGGCTCAGGGGTTAAGATGCAGTCTAAGTTTCTGCAAATGCTAGACAATGCTCGCAGCATTGCCGGAGTGCCATTCAAGGTGAACTCAGGCTACCGAACAGAAGCACACAATAAGAAGGTAGGCGGAGTGGCTGATAGTAGTCATGTTCAGGGATGGGCGGCTGATATTGCAGCTACCTCCGGCACACACAAATTTCAAATTGTGAATGCTCTGCTCAAGGCAGGATTCACTAGAATTGGGATAGCAAGTGGATTCATTCACTGTGATTGCGACCCTTATAAGCCTGACCAGGTGATCTGGACATACTAACAATGACTCACGAACTAAGGGAGGAGCTGGTTAAATTCATGTACGATACTCCTGCCTATGGAGCAATCATACTGACTAAAATGGCAAATCCAGAACCACACTTCTACAATCTAGGAGAGGAATGGTTATATCATCACGGATGGTCGCTCATCCTTGTCTATCGGATTTACCGGATGATATTAGACATTCACAAGGGTTATCAGGAGAAGGTGCTGTGGCATAATGAACTCGGTGAGCTAGTGTCAATGTCTGGTTACAATAAATTATTACTGCAATTAAAAAAGCTGTTGTTATGGAAATAAATAAGGACACATTCATTCTATTCTGCCTGTTCATTCTCTATATTGGCGGAGACATTTATACCGCCAGAGTTGAGCATAGCAAGTTGGAAAAGCATATTGATGAGAATGATACCTGGGTGCTACACTCAACCGGAAGACTCATCAATGTTGAATGCTCGATTGATAGCCTTAGAGCGCAGAATAAAGCACTTGCAAAATCAATTGTCTACCTCGACTCATGCAACACGGCGAAAAATCACAAGCAGGAGAGGGCGGAACGGAGGGGAAGGTTCGTGGGAGGGCTACTGAAAGGACTGTTCCCAGGCATGTGAGCCATGCACTATTCAGTAAGAGAATGCAAGTCTATGCCTACACCTGCACCTCTGTTGTGCTTGTTGGCTTGCTTGCTGGAGTCGGTTGGCTCTATAAGATTGAGAAAGTAGAGCAATCAGATTCAGTTCTGATGTTCATTCTGGGGCAAGTGCTTTCTGCATGGGTTGCCCTGACTAATAAGATATTTCGCATAACTGCCCCTAACATCGGCAGTCACGATAATTGACTATTTTTGTGACATGAATTGCTTGCAAGACTACATCGGATTGAAGGGATGCACTACTGATGCACCTTTGTCTGGCCTCTACATCAACGATTATCCGGGCATGTCATCTGAGTTGCTCGATAAGATTGCAACTCCTGAGCAGGCCTCTTATGTTGGCATGTGGAACTCTGCTCAATCGGTCAGTTATGTCAGGATGAAGCGTGATGTGCAAGCTGCACTGTTCACCTCAGCAGAGGCTCAATTAGATCAAGTGCTATTCCAGACTCGCAAGCAATTCGTGCAGCAGTGGCAGCAGGTGCAAGTTGTGCCAGAGGAAGCCATCCTGAAAGGAGCATTTGTGAGCATTCAGGGCAGCAAGTATCTGGCCTTGCGAGTAAAGCAAATCTACATCTACAATGCTGGCCCTGCTGTTGCTGGCATACCTTGGTATGTCTTTCAAACTCAGGATGGAAAAATACTTGACCAAGGCACTGCCGACTTAGTAGAGGGCATGAACTATGTGCCAATCAATGCTGAGTTCTACTCTGACTTTGACAAGATTAACATTATGGTGGCAGTTGATTGCACATTCCTGCCCACCACAACAGGAATGTTTACTGACTGGGGATGGAATCAGATGGACATAGAGTGCGCTACTCGCTTCACTTACCTATGGCGCAATGGCTGGAGCATCTTTCCAGTTACTGCTCCGCTAGGCTATGGCTTTGGAGATAGCTGGAGTCAGGATAGTAGCCAATCAGGGATATACATAGATGCTCAGCTTGTATGCTCACTTGATAGCTTCATCTGTCAGCAGAGGGAGTTCCTTGTGGATGCCTGGGCGAATTTGTTGTGCTACCAAATACTCTGGCAGAAGGTAGCCAGCCCCAGAGCCAATTACTTCAGTCAGGGCAACAGAGAGTTCACCGAGCGAGCTATGGCTACCTTCTTAGATGGCTATCAGCAGAGCCTAGCTATCTGGGCGAGGCAGCTTAACCTGAGAGGTGAAGGCCTGTGCTTTAACTGCGATAATGCCGGCCTGATTCAGCAGGGCTTTGTTAGGCCATAATCCATCGAATCTGATGGAATTGCAGAACTATCCGGCATTTAGGGATAGTTGCCGTACAATTCTGTCGGGGATATGTCGGAAATATGTCGCAAAAGTTGCCAATATTTGCGACAATATATCACGCAATATTGCGGCAATAGTATATTATACGCAACCTTACGGAAACATCGTACCCTGTGGACAATGACTTTCAATCCGACTTTTTGCGATTAAATAATTTGTTTGTATCATTTCAATTCCGACAAAAGAACGGTTTAAGTTTTTACAAGCTATGCCAGTTGTTCCGCTACCCATAAAAGGGTCAAAAACTACCATTCCTTCATCTGTGCTATGGCTTATAATTTTTTCAATTAGTTCAACAGGCTTTTGCGTTTCGTGGTATTCCTGTTTACATTTTCCTATTTGCCAAACTGAACCATCTCTTTTGCCTCTTATCTTGTGTTTCCCATTGGTGGCAAACATTATACTTTCATAGTTAAATGAAAAGTTCCCAGTCAAATCACCCATACCACCACCGCCTTTAAACCATACAATTTGGTTTTTTGCGTCAAAGTGGTTTTTGATTTTTAGCCACCAATAAGGCATTACATCAAATCTCGTAAAAATATAAATTGCACTTTCGGGCTTTAATATTCTTTTAAATTCTCTCATTAGTTCATCAACAAAAACCATTACTGAAAATCCATCGTCACCGTGTACTAATTCAGTTGAGCCACTTTTGTAACCCTTTGTAAAATTTATTCCGTATGGCGGGTCTGTAACAATCAAATCAATGCTATTATCTTCAATTTCTTTAATCGCTAAAAAACAATCCTTATTCAACAACCTGAAAAAAGGATGCGTATAACAAGGGTTTTGCGTCATTGGGGCTTCTGTACTACTATTTATCATTTGTGCTTAAATTAAGTTTGTTACTACTATTGGGCTTTAGTGCTGGAAATCCCCAACGAACGCAAAGCCCCGATACGTTATAGCCAATAGGGCAGACGTTCTTCGTTTCAACATTTCGTTTGAAAAAATTAAAATAAAAAAAGCCCCCGATCCTCAGTTTTTTCAAAACTGTTAGGTTTAAATTCCGTACCATTAATTCTGTTTTGTGCTATTTCAAAATATTTATCGTTTTTCTCAATTCCTATAAAGTTTCTGTTTGTATTTACACAAGCCACTCCAGTAGTTCCGCTTCCCATACAATTATCCAAAACCGTTTCGCCTTCATTGGTATAAGTTTTAATTAGATATTCCATTAGTGCTATCGGCTTTTGTGTAGGGTGCAACCTATCTTTATGTTCTGTTGCAAAATAGATAACAGATTTAGCCAAATTTTTATCAGCCATAAAGTTATCGGAGCTTTTCAATTTTGTTGGGTTTGGTCGTGGTAGTAAAGCATTCATTCCAGCGCTTCGTTCTTTAATTGAATTGTCTTTTACTCTTGGCTTCCTATATGTGAGTTGTGAATTATAAGTTGCTTTTATTTTTGCATTGTGAGTAAATCCAGCTTTTGAAAAAACCAAAATTTCTTCGTGTATTTTCAATGGCTGATAACTTCCAGCTAAAAAGTTTGCACATTTATCTTTCTCCCAAATAAAAGTATGTTTAAATAGTTTTTTATTGCTCATTACAACGGCACTTGTAAATGGTTGCTGTGCTGTCAATACAATGCTACCATTATCTTTTATAACTCTTTCGTATTGCTTCCATAGTGGTTCAAATGGTATAATTAAATCCCACACAGCTTCCGTTGTATTGTATGGTAAATCACAAAGTATCATATCAATACTTTTATCAGCGATTTTATCCATTTCAATTAAGCAATCTCCTTTATATAAAACATTTTTTGCCATCCCTTTTTTTTATTTTAATTTTTTCTTTAGTTCTTCGATTAAACATTCTGCTAAAAATCCCTACTGCCTATAACAGGTGTTTGGCAAAATGGCTTCCAACGCACAAGGCAACCGCACAAAAGCCACTTCGCCAAGCACCCGACCGTTATCAGCAATTAATACCATTAAGTATTATACCAATAGGTAACACCTCGCTGAGATCAACGGAGTGTTTATGCCCTTAGAATTTGGGCAGCTTTTCAATCTCCCTTGTCAAATACCACTGCGCCTTTTTTAGGTCATCAATCCTGCTGCCCTTCTTGCCTGCTCTGCTGATGTACTTGACCACATTGCCCAAATTAAAGCCAAGCTCCCATGCCTCTATGACCTTAATGGCCTCATAGGTGTTTTCTGCTCCTCCGTAGTGAGCTGGATGATCTACTGCCTGAAGTTGTTGCTCACGCTGCTCCATCATGTCATCATATATTGCTGTCAGTATGCTGCCCATATTTGTTTTCGTAATAATAGTTTCCCTTTGTCCAGAAGCACTCAGAGGCCTCCTTAGCCTGCCCTGAATTGAATGCCTCAATGATTTGCTCCTTGTCTTTTTCTAAGGCCTCAACAAACTTCTCTCTGCTCTCATCGGTCAGGTAGAAGTTCTCCTCCATGTAGGTAATTAGTTCCTGTAATGCTGTCATGGATAATAATAGATAGGTTTAGGGTGATTAGTTTCTGACATGGTTCTGCCGCTTAGTTGCTCAAGGTCACGGTAAAGGCCTCCATTAAAGTACCAGCCTGCATGCCTAGGCTTGCTGCGCATGTTGATTAACTCAGCCTTAATCAGGATGTCATTGACATCTATCTGCCCATCATTGTCAATGATGAAAGCAATGAGTTCTTCAATTGGTGATGGCTCGTTCATGGCAGTGGTAGGTCTAATCCAGTTGTATCCCAATAGGCCTCAAGGTATCCTTGCCAAAAGCCATCAACATAAATCTCCTTCTCGTAGTCTTTTTCTGAATAACTCTCCTTTATGTCATCTAAGTCACAGCCATCAACGAATGACTGCTCTCCCTTGCCCCTGATGGTTTTAAGGTTGATTGGAGTGATTATCTGGGTAAGGCCATCATCGGTAACATACTCAATTATTTCATCGACCAGATCATCAAAGTTGATAATAAACCTGTCCTCCTCTTTATTATAGAAGAAGTCAATATTTTCCTTCAGTATTTTAATCAGTTGCTCTTTCATCTTTGTTTTCGTTTATCAATTTTTCAATTACATGCTTAATGTATGTGAGCGCATTTAGCCCTCCTGACCAGTAGTTTCTAGTGGCCTTAGTATTGGCATCATGATCCATGAGCAATTGCTTACTGCGCATTTCACGCTTGACAATAATCAATACCTGCTCTAGCTGTGTCATATCACTAGCCTATCTATGTTGATGTCATAGGCCTCCAGCGACTCATTCCAGGCCTGCCACAGATGCTCCTCATCTATGTACTTGCCATCCTCTGAAGTATCCACAAGTCTGCGAATCTTATTGCTAAAGTCAAAGATGAACAATGCCATGTCTAGGCTCTTGATGCACCTTTTGTGATTCAGTTCATCATCTAGGTCATCAAGGTTAAAAATCAATGTTGCTTTCATATTCTTCTTTTTTTTAATGATGTCAAATGTCCAATGTGCTTTATGAATCCTCGGCATAGTGTCATGCCTACATAGCCAGCTTCATAGTACTTCCTATTGTATTGCTTCTCGGCAATGATGTGGTCATTGCTTCGCCATTGGCAGAACTTCTCAAAGTGGCCCATCAGCATGTAGTCACTTAACCTCCTTAATCCTGGACTCCATGTCATGCCATGCCAATCGCCTCTGAATCGTTGAGCTAGTTGCTGATAGCGCACTCCTTGCTTTGTGAGCTTTACATCGGGCAGGATGGTGTGGGAATTTCGGTCATTAGGATGCCTAATCCAAACACATGCGCAAGTAGGCTCAGCTTCAAGGACTGACTTCGAATCACTGATAAAGCCCTGCTGGTAAAACTCCCAGTCATCTTCGCAATGGAAAATGTAAGGTGTCTGCACTTGGCAATAGAGCGTATCTATTGCATGCACTTGGCCGGCCTTATTGCTCAATGTCCACTTAGCCTCAATCTGCCAATGCCGATTCAGAAAGCGATTAAGGTCAATGCCCAAATCGGTAGGTATTGTGCCACTATCCTCATGAATGAGGAATGCAGCAGGAGGAGGCCCATCCCAGAAGCTCACAAGAGAGCTAATGGTTTTCTCTAGTAAGTCAAACCTACCGCATGAGGTCAGGCAGATTGTGATGTCTCTATCCATTAAGGTAGGCGATTAATTTGACCAACAATAAACCAACTAGAATCACATACAACACCCAGAAGAATCCAAGTGTTAAGCTGTTTTTAACCTCTCTGTTCATTTCTCTGTTCATCATTTTAAATGAAGTAAAGGTTATCGGCTAGGATTAACTCAGTGCCTGGCTTAACCTCGTAAGAGTCATTGCCCCATGACTGCATCTGGAACAGGTACTGCTCCTCGGTTATCTGAAGGCCGTAAAAATTGAAGAAGCCTCGTTCAGCCTGATGAACAAAGTTCATGTAGTGCTGGCCGTAGAGTTCATAGATGCAGAACCTGCCGCCCATCAGGGAAGCTCGGTGAACGACTTGAATGTCTCTCACCTTAATGTCGACCCACATGCGATTGGTAGTGTCCATCCTTACTATTACATCGGTAAAATTCATAATTATATTGGTTAGATTTGTAAGCGCAATAAAGGCAAAGAAAAAATAACTGCAAAAATATTTGTAAAAAAAGTTTATGCCAGTCTATGACAGCACATCGCAATTCCTAAAGCAGCAGCTCAAGAACTTTAAGCAGGCCTCCAAAGCCGATAAGGTGCTGAGGGCGGCTGCTCTTTATGCTGCTCCGGCTGTGCAGGATAGAGTTCAGCAGGATGGTGAAAAGTCAAACGGTAGCCAAATCGGGCAGTATGGTCAGAGAGTAATTCCTTCTGCCTTTGGCAAGGCTCAGTCCTTTGCCAGCAAAAAGAGGCTAAAAACTTTGAGCAGCACAGACAGCTACAAACAGCTCAGGCAAAAGCTAGGCCTGCAAACTGCCTACATTGACTTCACCTTCTCCGGTGATATGTGGAAGTCCTGGAGGCCAGTGCCTATCTCAGACACTGCCTATGGTGTCACCTTTACAACAGCAGAGCAACTTCAGATTGCTAACTCATTAGAAAGCAGATTTGGCACTACTTTTGAGCTTAGTAAGGAAGAACTTGAGCAATCACTTCAGATTATTAACCGACTCGCCACACAATTCCTGAGTAAATGACAGTCACTAAGGTAACAGTTGAGAGCGCATTGAAAGACCTATGCCTAAATCTGGCAGGCACATTCGTAGGCAATGCCATGCTCAACTATGGCGAGGCAGTAGAGAGCATTCTGGAGGGCAGCGCAGGCAACTATGTAACCAAGGATGGCAACACTTACTGTGCTGTGAATGACACTTATCCATTGGTGCTGTTCTTCACTCGTGAGTCTGCCTCTGTTGAGGCTTCGCCTGCCGGAGGCAGAGCCACAAGTCTGCTCAGGACAGTCAATTTTAAGCTCATTGCAAATTCCACATTCGAGAATGCCGAGTTTGGCATCACATCTATAATTAACAGAACTAAAGGTATAACCTATGCGGGTACGGACTTCAACTCAAAAGCAATTGCAAGCCAATACTTCGGACTTCCGGAGAGAAACTTTGAGACCTACTTCTTCGCCATTGACTTCCAAGTCACCGAGCGCATCAGCTGTGAGATTGCCTGTTGATCACATCTACTTCATAAGTCTCAAGAAGGCAACGGTCAGGCGCAGCAAGCTCACTGAGCATCTTGACAGAATTAGGCTAACTGACCAGCATGGAGAGAAGGCAGAATGGCATTGTGCCAATGATGGCAACTTCATCGATCACTGGGTAGATAACTCGGTGAAGAAAGCCAATAATAGGCCATCGGTTAGCATTAGCGAGATAGGCTGCTGTGCTTCTCATCGTGAGGTTTGGACTAAAATTGTCCAAAATGGACATCAGTCTGCACTTGTTCTGGAGGATGATGTCAGATTTAACCTTTTTAAATTTAAAAACCTAATAAACAACTGGGATAAGCTGCCAGAGTTTGATTTCCTGCACCTAGGATGGAACTATTACGCAGGATGGAAGGAGCAGACAATTGAGAAGGTTAATATTCCTGAACTGCCTGATCTATGGAAAGGAGATGGAATGTGGCTCACTCATGCCTACATCATCACAAATGAGCTTGCCCTTGAGTGGCTTGAACGCACCAAGCGGCAGACAAATGGCCTTGATGCAATGACAGCAGACATGCAGAGTGATTGCAGAGCTTATGGATTTAAGCCTCACATTGCTGGCCAGGAGTGGAGAGGTTCAGGTATGAAAACTCAAATTCATCATACAGGTTAGTAAATATTTTAACAATCATAAATGGATAATCTTCAGTACATCCGTGATGCCATCAGGAAGGGTGGCAATCGGGCATTAGTTAAAGTGATTAGATGGCAAATCAATCCTGAAACAGGCTCGCAGGACATACCTTACGAGGTCTCAGTGAATGCTGCTGGTGCGCTTCGTGAGCTTTCTAAGCCAGTTAATAAGCGTTCATTCTCATGGGCTAGAATTAGGCCAATGGGTGAGCTTTACATCGGTAAGGTTATGCAACCAACAGACCAGAACTCACTGAGCAATCCTGAGCTACTCAGCCAGATGAAGGAGGAGTTGAAGGCTCAACTTCGTGCTGAAATTGAGGCTGAGATGAAGGCAACATTGACAGAGGAGGATGACAAGCCAAAGCGCAAGAAGAAGGCAGTTGTAGAGGAGGTTGCAGATAATGACCTGGACAATCCTTCGAACTTCATCAATAATGATCTAAACGAATTGCCACTATGAACATCAAGGAGTTTTTAATTCAGCAAGCTAAAAGGGCCGGAGTGTCTGATGACCCAGAGTTTAACCTGATGATTTCAGCCTCTGCTCTGAATGACATTCAAGTACCGGAGGCGGTGAGCAATAGGTTCAATACTAACCTTTTTGACTTTGAACTAGCCAAGACTAGCCTAGACCTTAAAAAGCACTTTATCAGTAACTACATGATGGGCTATGATGAGGAGATTGTGCGCATGGCTAAGGAGTACGGGCTTGACAGCAATAGCATTGAGGAGCTTAAGGTGACCAAGAATAGTGGCGATAAGATTAAGCTCGCACTTAAGAAGCTGAAGGACTTGGAGGAAAAGGCTAAGAACTCAGTGAACACCAACCAGAGTGAGGAGTTTCTCAAAAAGATGGCAGAGGCTCAGGCCAAGTATGATGACCTGGTTAATAAGGCAGAGGCCGACAAGAGCCTAATCGAGCAGAGGTATGTGAGCAAGATGAAATCACTCTGGGAGCAGACTCAGCTTAACGGCATTCAGTGGAATGACCAGATTCCTGAGGCAGCGAGAGTGCCAGCATATCAGGCAGTGCTTGAGCGCAAGTTGGCTGCACTTGATGGACAAATCATTTACGATGCTGAACGCAATGCGGCAAAGCTAGTGAATGCTAAAGACCCTACACTTCCTCTCGTTCACAATGGTAGGGAGTTTAGCTATTCTGACCTTTCTGCATTAGTTTTGCAGGAGAATAAGCTGTTGAAGGAGCAGGGGTCAGGTGGCTCTAACCCTGGTCAATATGCAGCAGGCACACCAAACTTTCCGGCTGCCCCTGTGGTTAGCCAAGGCACACAACTTCCGCAATCTGTCCGGTCTGCTCTTGCGCAGATTGACAGCATAGCGAACAAAATGCGTTAAAACTCATTTACTAAAATGTCATTATCAACAGCTAATGTCTGCCCAGCGGTCTTGACCTCACTGAGCGACAACCTAATAAACAACCCTGCCAATGTGCAGCTTATGGGTGGCACTCTTGCAGCCCTTACAGATCCTTCAAACCTTCGTGCAGGCCAAATCATTCGCCAAGCCAATGACAATGGCACAGGCCATAACCGTGAGGTTCGTGTAGTTTACAAGCAGCGTCAGCTTCCTTCTTCCGCAGTTGATACTAAGTCATGCGTTGCTGGCCCTCAATTAAACTACATCGAGGAAACACTTACTGTGAACAACTTTAAGCAGGTTTCCTTCACTATGTCAGAGCCTCAACTGCGCACTTATTGTGCTGCCTACTCTGAGCTTGTGCAAATCACTGGCGCAAATCAGCCAGGAATGATTGCCGAAAGAGCCAATGGTATTGGTGCTGCTCAAGGTGCGCTGTCAGTTGTTCGTGAAATGTTCATGGACATCCAGCTTTCTGCTAATGCTCTTGTTCAGGCCATCAATGATGACCTCCTTACTCAGGTTCAGGCTGCTGCCGGTAACTGGTATGGCGGTAATGCTAACCCTTCCTACACTGTTGAAGGTACTGATGGCTCAATCTATGCTGCTGGTCTGTTTGCAATGAAACAGAACTACATGAACACTGGCTTCAATGGTGCGCCCATCATCATCGGTGGTGCAGGTGCGCTTCAGCGTGTTTGGATGAACGACAGCCGCTACTTCGGTCAGGGGGCAAATGGTATCAACTTCGCAACTGTTCGTGAGAACACTGGCCTAGCTGAGTTCTACTTTGACCCTAATGCCAACACCATTCTTGGATCTGAAGATTCAGCCATCGTGTTCGCTCCTGGTTCAATTGTTTACACTCCGTTCCTTGAATATGTTGGCAACTTTGGAAACATCGGCACAATGACTCGCTTCACCATGCCTGTACCAGGACTTGAGCGTGTGAGCATTGATGCCAGAATCCTGCCTGATGAGTGCGAGGAGAGTTACTCATTCTTCATGAGTCATTATTATGACACATACTCTCCTGGAACTTCTATGTTCCCAGCCGGTGATGTGAATGAAGGTGTGAATGGTGTATTCACTGCTGATTTCGTGACTGCTCCTTAATTGAGCAATGGACTAAAAAAAAAAAGGGAGGCCAAAAGCCTCCCTTTTTCATTATACCATGTTTACATTAACCAATAAGACAACTACCGGATTGACAGACTGATATTGTCTCTCAGCTGCGCCCCTGGTACTTCTGCGCCATCCTTGATGGCTTGTCCAATTGTGGACTTGCTTACCTCTCGTTTAATCACCCAATAGTCAGCCGGAATGATTTGCTCATCTAATATCTCTACTGCCACACTCTTGCGAGTGCTTAGCTTGGCAAGTGGTGTCTCGTAACGCCTGATGCCCTTTGCATCCTCTTCAGTGAACACCATGAGCGCAGAGAGTAATGACTCTCTCAGGCGCAGCACAGTGTTCTCCTTGGCCTTCTTGAGTGCTTGGATTCTCTTAATCTCAGCAGCCGCCTGCTCTGCCTCTGATTCGAGCTTGAGGATGAATTTAGCATAGGCCTCAGCCTTCGATTGGAAGTTATCCCTGCGGATGGCAAGCTCCTCCATGATCTCATCATTGACCTCGCCTCCGTTCTCCTCCATCAAGCTGATGAAGGAGAGTTCGTCTTGTGTTAGTTGCCATAATGTCTGCATAACTTTTCAGAGAATTGGTAAACTTTTAATCTATGAGACAAACTTTTAATGCTTGCTAATTCATTTTTTTCCAACTTTTTTATTGCTTCGGATAAGCTAGGTACATAATACTTTCTCCTTATGTCACTAAAATCATTAGTGGTAAATGGTGAAGTTTTAAACCTTTTAATTAGTTCAACAATTGCTTTTTTAGTGTTGTCCTGAGAACCTTTTAATGGATCAGTTAATAAATCATCTTTCTCTGCCTTAGCCACATCGAATTGAATCCGAGCTTGTGTTCCATCAGCCAATAATGCTTTTAACTTTTTAGTATCTTCTGAACCTAAAATAAAAACAATACCTTCATGACCTTCTTGAAAAATCTTTTTAACTAACATATTAGTATAGATTAAAATGGTAATTCGTCAATCTCTTCTGCAATCTCACGCTGCTCAGTGGCATTGGTAACCACATGCCCAACCTTATCCTCATAACCTGTGCGAACAGGTGCTACCGGAGCAGGGGCTGGGGCTTTCATCATAGCCTGATACTCCTTGCTGCCTGTAATCATCTCCTGAAGGAATGCCGGCAGAGTCATGAACTTCTCACGATTAAAGTCCAGCACAGAGAACTCCATGCTCGGATTATGCTGCGGTGGGCAGGTCATGCCCTTCATCATTGGCATCACTGCTGCAATGCGCTCATAGACCTTCTCAGGGTTAGCCTTGGATGGCTGATGAATGAGGTTAATCATGCACGGTGCGCCAATGAGCTTGGCTAGGTCAAAGGCCTTTGCCTCTTCTTCTGTCAGTGCCTTACCTCTCCAGGCATTGAGCATAGCTCTGAGGTTTGACTTCTCATTCAGGCTGAAGGTCATCTCTCTGCTGATTGCGCAGGGCTGCATGCCCTTATCCTGATTGAAGCACTTAAGCTCGGTGGGTAGTTCCCATGTGAATCTCACAAGATCCACAACTTTCTCCTCGCCCATGTACTTCTGTACAATGTGGCCTAGGTGAACAACTGAATAACATCTGGCCACATAAGTGCCAGCAGGGATAAGCTCTCTCTGAGTGCTTTCTCCGGTAGATTTAGCGATAATTGCCATTTTCTATTGGTTTATTTATTAGTAAAAATTAAAGTGCGTTTACAATGGCGCAGAGTATCCACACTGCGAAGAGTTTGCCGAAAAGGATAATCTGATCCTTGAGGGGCATTTGCGGATGTTCGGTCATGATTACAAGTAAGGATTAGGTTCAATCATGGTAAGTACATTGGCAAGTGCTTCCTGAGCATTCCAGAGTGCTGCATCTAAAGTACCTTCCTGAACTATTGTGCTATCATTTTCAACCTGATTCTGGATGATGGCAATTTGATTGCGGATAGCTTTAACTGATTCGATGATTTGTTCTGTTGTCATGTCTGTAATTGTTTATTGGTTATAGATTAAAGAAAAGGAACTACTCTAGTGTTGTATATCTCAACCACTGCGTTAAACTCTGTCTTCTTCAATTCGCAATAGAATGGCTCGCAGAAATTGCCATTGCAAAGGTCATTGTACATGCCCTTTAGCATCCACTCCTTATCGGCATTATACACATCTTGTTCGATAAGATTGTACAGTTCTTTGCAAGCATTGGCTACTGATTCTCTTCCGGTAGCAATGGTAGTGTCTGCTGGATTAACTACTTGAATTAGGTCTGAAATTTTCTGTGCTGTTGTCATGTCTGTAATTGTTTATTGGTTTAATGTTGAGACAAAGGTAAGGCTAGTTTTTTAATCTGCAAATTATCTGCAAAAATATTTTACATTTTTTTTAAGATTTAGTTCGAATCAGCCTCCCATACTTCAGGAGGGCATAATTGTGCTTGCTATCAACTACCATCATTTGCCCATCATGATCCTCCAAGACCATCCGGTGGCACACCTTCTGGAAGTGTTCAGAGGTTAGGCCATACTTAATGCAGAACGCATCCAGGCTTAGCCTCTGCTTCCTCCTGCGTGTGCCGGTGTGCTGAAGGATGTCGGCAACCATTGATAAGTTCCATTCATCCAGCTTTACCCAGGGTTTCACATATCCATCAACCTTGGCCGTGTGAAAGAGCCGCTTGTAACGAGTAAATCTATGCGGAGGCAATTTATACTTCCGGCAGAAGTCTGATATTTTTAATAAGTCCATAGAATTGGTTTAGGTTTGCAAAGTAAATGCAAAATTATTGGCGAGAATAATATTTGAGATGGTTGAGCCAAAAATCAAGCTGAAAGGCCTAGATAAGTTTCCCAAGTACAAGGGCAGCGAGGACAACCTTCAGAAAGCAGTTGCTCGTTACCTAGATCTGATTGGCTCATTCTGGTTTCACTGTCCTAATGGAGGAAGCAGGAACGGCATAGAAGCTGCAAAGCTCAAGGCAATGGGAGTGAAGGCAGGCATACCTGATTGCCTAATCCTGGACAATCGCAGAGGCTATGCTGGCCTAGCCATCGAATTGAAGGTAGGCTACAATAAGCCATCAGAGCAGCAGCTTCTCCAGTTTGACAAGTTAGTTGCTCGCAACTGGATGGTTGTGGTCTCCTGGTCATTGGAGGAAGTGATTGCAGCAATAGATTGGTACTATGAACTCAATAAAGTTACCTATGAAAATAAATGAAAATGGATTCTGGGAGAATCCCAATCGTGAGGGCCATGCCCATGACAGTCGTTTGGCAGGTGCAATTCTAAAGATACTCAAAGCTCGCAAGTGCGACACTTTGGTGGACTTCGGATGTGGCACAGGTGAATATGCCAAATTCTTCAAAAGGTATGGATTAGTTGTGGAGGCATACGATGGCAACCCATACACCGAGCAGCTCACACAAGGGCTAGGCAAGGTCTTAGACTTCAGCAAGCACTTTGACCTGCAAAAGAAATTTAAGTGCGTGATAAGTCTAGAAGTCGGTGAGCATATACCGGCAGAGTTTGAGCAGACATTCCTGAACAACATTACCAACCATTGCAACGATGATGAAAAAGGATTTATCATCCTCTCTTGGGCCATACCTGGGCAGGTAGGTGATGGGCATGTAAACTGCCAGACTAATGACTACATAATGCAACAGATGCAGAGCAGAGGCTACTTCCTTGATGATCTACTTACCAAGGAGCTGCGCAAGGCCGCTAGCCTCTGGTGGTTCAAGAACACAATCATGGTTTTTATCTGATTTTTTTTGTGATAATTTTTCTGTCTTAATATTTGCAGTTTATTTGCAAAAAAATCTAACCAATAATTTAAGACATGGAAGACTTCATTAAACTTCAGGCTGACCTGGCACAATGCCGGAGGCATGCTGACAATCACAGGCGCAGCAGAGATTATCACAAGGAATCAGTTGCTAAGCTCAGGAAAGAGATAGAGCTGCTCACTGAGGCAGTCACATGGTGGCACACTGAGCATGACCAGCTAGATCATGAGCTGTCAGAGTGCCATAGGCATCACAGGGCTTGGATGGCCTTCTCCATTGTCATGGCCTCCTATGCCATAGCTATGACTGTACTTTTCGCCTGGTGCATTAGGTCATGAGAGACTTTGCTAAGTTCACCTGCTTTGTCAAGGGCATGCTTGAGACAGGCACTGTCATTAAGTACTCTGACATGAAGCTGAGGCATGATGTAAAGCTGTACTTTAACAGACTTATGACTGACGCTGCTCAGTTTGAGAAGTTCCTGCACAAGGAGATTGGTGCTGACATGGCTGAGGCTGAGGAGAGTATTAATGAGTCCATTACTCAGCTCGTCTGGCAAATATTTGACATGCCGGAAGAGCAGTTAAAAAAGTTTTTTGAGCATCTGAACAAATTCGAGGAAGAGTAGTTATTATTGCACTGGCGAAAGCCCCCGATTGAGACCCGGGTTAATTAGAAGCAATGAAAAATATTAAAGCCCCATTCGGTTATTACTTGGCAGCCTCACTTCTGGCTGGTCTCACCAAGGAAAGCCGGATGGGGTTTTTATTTTTATGGAATTAAATTTTGGCAAGTTCAAAGGATATGAAATTGAAGATGTACCAACATCTTATTTGGCATTTTTACTTGATGCTGATTTTGTAAATGATGAAATCAAGGCGGAGTGCGTTGAGGTAATCAATTACAGATATTCAGAATTTGAATTAAGTAGAAAGTCAATTGACAAATCAATAATTGACAATGTCTTTAAAAGATTAGTCATGAAGCATCATCCCGACAAAGGAGGCAATCATCAGGCTATGGTAGCCTTAAATGAATTTAGGGAAATATTAATAAAGTCAATATGACAGGTTATCAATTGACTAGGCGATGGTTTAATTTCTCATTTGAAAAAACTGAAGCGAAGGCTCAGCACACAGCTATTTATTGCTGGCTAGTTGAGCTTAATAATAGACTTGGATGGAAGGAAGAGTTTACCATCAATACTCAATTCACTATGGAAGGGCTTTCAATAGGTAATAAAAATACTTATTTGGCCGCTCTTGCAGACCTTGAAAACTGGGGTTTTATCAAGACACTTAGGCCATCAATCAATCAAAACTATGGCAGAGTAATAACCTTGCGCTGTGGCGATTTAGTAACGCCGGATACTACGGCAATGGATATGGCGATGATACAAGAAAGTGATGGCAATGGTGAAGGCGGTGTACCCATAGTTAAACCAGAAACCAATAAACCACTAAACACTAAACCTAATGATGAGCAAGACAAAAAGCCTGAAAAAAAGAGCAGCCAAAAAAAGACTCAATTTATGCCTCCTACTTTTGAGCAAATAGAAGCCTACTTTCAAGAGCATGGAGAAAGCACATACTTAGCTGAAAAATGCTTTTTCCATTACAAAGACTTAAACTGGCACAATAAATTTGGTAAGCCAATTCTTAACTGGAAAACAACAGTGTTTAACAACTGGATTCTTAAAAACCGAAATTCCGAAAAACACGATTATGTTCCGCCGCCCACCGCCGAGCAAGGGCCAAAACCAAAGTCTCGCCAATTTCACGAATCTGTTACATTTACCGCAAACCAATAGTTATGATATTCGAAAACGAAGAACTGGAGAGGCAAGTCCTTTCCGCTATGATGCTATCAGCTGAGGATAGGCTAATGGCTTTCTCAACCTTGCCCAACCTTGACTGCTTCCAACTTGAGGCAAACAAAATCATAGCCAAAGCTATGCTCGCCCTTCAGGATGCTGGTGAGCATGTAGATTTGGAAACAACAGTTGCCACCATCAAGAAGTCAGGCCTAATCAAGGAGGCCGGAGGGGTCAAAGGAGTGGCTAAGGTTTATGCTTCACTCAAGTCTCCTGGTCATGTAGAGACACACTGCCGCCTACTGATTGAGCATTACCTGAAGTCCAAACTCTATGCTCTCAGAATTGAGCTACATCAGCACACCCAAAGCGACTCCGGTGACATCTTTGAGATATTTGCCCAGTACCAGAATAAGTTTGACAACCTACTAGCCTCTGCCATCACAAATCACGATGATGATTTCTTAAAGCAGCTTAATGAGTCGGCAAAGATGTGGCTCAATGCCAAAGCCGGAGACATTGCTGGCTACCGGACAGGCATAGCAGCATTAGATAAACTATGCGGAGGCCTGACCAATGGTGAGCTTACTGTTGTCGGGGCTAGACCAGGTCAGGGAAAAACTGCCTTAGTTGTTACACTTATCCGCAATCTCGCAAAGCAAGGCATAGGCTGCGGCATGTTCAGTTTAGAAATGACAAAGCATGAGCTAGTGCAACGGCTCGCCTCTCAGGAGTCTAATGTCTGGGCATACAAAATCAAGCAGGGAGAACTAAACAACCTTGACCGCAACAACCTCTATGAGGCTATCCAAGCAATGAAGGCTTGGCCCATCAAGATAAGCGATGAAGGCTACATCAACATTTCCAAAATCCGCACTAAGGCTACAATGTGGAAGAACAAGCATAACATCCGTGTGCTGTTTGTGGACTACATCGGCCTCATTCAGTCCATCAATCCAAAGGAGACAAACCGAGTGAACATCATAGGCGAAATCAGCAGAGGCTTGAAACTGCTTGCCAAAGAACTCCAGATCCCGATTGTGGCACTGTCTCAGCTCAGCCGCAGGGTTGAAGAACGCAGCGACAAGATGCCACTGATGAGCGACCTGCGAGAGTCAGGCTCAGTTGAGCAGGATGCGGATGTCATCTGGATGATGATTAGGCCTGAGTATTACTTTGAGCCAACAGCCACCACCAAAGTCGGCAGCGC